ATGGCGGTGGTGTAAACTATAATGATGCATTTGGTACAGTTGGTATTTGGGAAACAACCTTATATCGTAAACTAATACTTGATGGTCGTGTACCACCAATTAAAGGTGGTCCTGGTCAACGTGCTGGCGACCTTGTTGGTGGTTATGTTAAGGATCCAAAAGTTGGTATGCATCCTTGGATTGTATCTTTTGATTTGAACTCTCTGTATCCACACCTTATGTTACAATATAATATGTCACCTGAAACTTACTTATCTGAAGAACGAGATTTTGTAAACCAAGACATGGTATTAAAAGGTACGTATCAATCTGAACATAAGAAAATGTCAGTCGCAGCCAATGGTGCCTGTTTTACTAATGAGTTCAAAGGTATTATTCCATCTATCATTGATGAATATTATGGTAATCGTACTGTAATTAAAAAGAATATGTTGAAGGTTGAGCAACAACTTGAGGATGCGACTGAACCAAGTGAAATCAAACGATTGAAACGTGAAGCAAACCAATTACACAATTCTCAAATGGCTATCAAAATTGCTATGAACTCGCTATATGGTGCCACTGCTAATATTTACTTCTTATATTATATTAACGATATGGCTGAAGCGATTACTACATCAGGCCAGTTGTCAATCCGATGGGCTCAAAAATCTGTAAACGATTACCTTAACAGAATATTGAAAACCGATAAAGACTATATCGTATATATTGATACTGATTCAATCTATGTTGATATGGCTCCTATAGTTCAAAACGCTTTTGGTACTGTTGATGTTGACCGCAAGAAAGGCGAAGAGTTCCTTGACAAAGTTTGCCAAATGAAAATTGAACCAGTACTCGAAGCTGGTTACGAAGAACTCGCTAAAAAGATGGGTGCTTATCGTCAAGCGATGGGTATGAAACGAGAAAAGATTACTGATAAATCTGTATTCATTGCGAAGAAGCGTTACATTATGAATACTCTCAATTCCGAAGGTGTTCACTATGATGAGCCAAAAGTATCTGTAACTGGTTTGGAATCAGTTCGTTCATCAACACCAGAGGTATGCCGTGAAGAGTTAAAGAAATCGTTCAAGGTTATTATGAATGATGGTGAAGAAGCCACACAAAAGTTTATTGCAGACTTTAAAGATAAGTTCTTTCAACTTGGACCAGAAGATGTTGCTAAAAACTCTGGTACTGATAACATTGATAAGTATCGTGAGAGTGGATCCCTTTACAAGAAAGGTTGTCCTATGCACGTACGTGGTGCTATTTTATATAATCATTATATGAAACAAGCCAAGCTTCAAAAACGATATAACGAAATTAATGGTGGCGACAAAATCAAGTTCGTTTACCTTAAAACTCCAAATCCAATTAAAGAAAACATTATTTCTTTCCCAGGTGTATTGCCGCCTGAAATGGAATTGGCCAAATACATTGATTATGAAAAACAATTTGAGAAAGTATTCCTGACTCCATTAGAAGCAATCCTTGATGCGGTTGGTTGGACAACGGAAAAGGTAAACACTATTGATAACTTTTTTGTATAAGGGAGAATACAATGAAAACTGCTGAAGACATAGAATACAGACTGAACCTCATTACTAAGGAACATGCTAAACAGCATAAAATGGTTGAAGTTTTGATAGCTGAAAAGGCACCAGAAAAAAGCGTTAAAGCTGCCAAGGTTAAAAAGCTTAAACTTAAAGACGAAATAGAATACTTGTCAAGTTTAAATATTGATTGACATATGAGTGATAATGTGATAGTATCAAATCAACAACTAATAAAGGATTGAAATATGAGTGACTTTTCCAATGATATGTACATGATGCATAACAAATTTGGCGTACGTGAATGGTTTGAAGCCAACAAAGATAATAAAGACTTAATGGAAAAATACCTAAAGTTTCGATTATCAATGTGTAAAGAGGAACTAGACGAAACGATGGATGCTATTGAAGCCAAAGATCCTGAAGAAATCGTTGATGGTCTAATTGATATGTGTGTATTCGCTTTAGGTACTCTCGACGTATTTGGTGTTGATGCAAATATGGCTTGGGATAAAGTTTATGAAGCAAACGCTGCCAAAGATGTAGGTGTTAAAGAAGGCCGGCCAAATCCATTTGGGCTTCCAGATTTGATTAAACCTGAAGGTTGGACTGCTCCATCTCACGAAGGTAACCACGGTGATTTAGAGAAAGCTTTATAATGGATGATGAGCCATCAAAAACTTGGATAAAACCTAAAGAACCCGCTAAATTAGAAGCATTAAGAAAAGCACTGGCTGACCTCAATATAGATTATGCAATAAGTAAAAGAGACGAAAACTTAATATCTATTAACTTGTGGGTAGGAGAAAGTTAAAATAAATTTTATCGTTACCGCTAACATAGAGGTTTTCCAGTACATCAAAACAATAAATAATATTACAATGTTTATATAGGAGGTCCACCATGTGCTCACCAGAAGTGCGTAAAGAAGCCAACCGTTTGAATTGGATGGTCAAAGGTCAACTGATTACAAAGTCAGAACCTGACTCAGTAGTTGAATACCTTTATGATAGTTATTTTAAAAGACTATGGGGAAACCACGAAAGATCCCAATATGCTGACATAGGTTTTGAAGAAGCATATAAAATACGTGAACAAGAAATCCTTGCAGAAGAAATGAAAACCGTAGCTAGACTTGGTTACGATTAATTTGAAATTAAATCAAATTAGCTATTGACATTTGATGTAGAA